GAGCGCGGGAGGGGACGTGGTAGACCTGCGCGTCTGCCGTCAGGATGCGCGCGGTAGTGCCGGCGATCTCGTCGATGAACACAGGGCCTGACAGCAGGCGGAGTAGTTGGATGAGAGGGAGCATTAGAGCGCCTCATCTTCGGCGTAGGCCGACTCGATGCGTGACCCACAGTCACCGCAGAAAAGCGCGCGTTGCTCGTAGTTAACGTCTGCGTCGGTCGCCGGATCGTCGCCCCCGGCGGCCTGGGAGGCACAGCTCGCGCAGAGCACCTCGCCGCGCCTGGTTACGTAGAAGAGCGGGTAACACCCGAACGAAGTGTACTTGACCAGCGTTCCGTCTTCACGCCTAAGCCAGCTGAGCTTGTCCATTGTCTCTTCTCCTTCTGTCCCGCGCGGCTATCGGACCGCGCTGCTGACAAGAACGAATATCGGTCGGAGCTAGAAAAGAATCAAGAGAAAAAGTGACGTCCCGTCACAAGTGCGCGCCGATATTCGGATAAAAGTTATCCTCCCGGTTATTGAGGCACCCATCCGGGATGTTGGCGCGACCGCTCTGCGGCCAGTGCTATTAAGCCCGTGCTCGACTGCCCTGCCGCTAAACGGGGGCTACGCGCGCCTTACACGGTATAGGTGCAGAGCCCCGCTCGCTGCCGGCGCCCGTTGGGGAGGTGACCCGCCCCTTCCATCGGCGACTAGCTGTTGCGGTATTCATCTCGGCGGCACCAAGTGCATAGCAAGCCATGCACTTAATACGTGACGTTACGAGTGTGGTATGCTAGATGCAAGGGTGTACCCCTGACATTCGTGCGTGCGCGTACTAGAGGCGAGAGGGACTGACGATGCCGCGAGGTGATAGAGATTGGGTGAGTGTGGGTGCCGCAGCGATAGCCTTAAGCTGTACTCCCAAAACCATCCTGCGCTACGTCAAGGCTGGATTGTTACGCGCTAAGCCTAAGCCGACGCACTATGCCGACGAACGCCCACGCGCGACGCAGCGTCGTGTGTTGCTGGTAGAGCTGGCGTCGATCGAGCAGCTACTCACCGAGTTGTTAGCTGGCACACGAACGATCAAGCGCCCGCGCAAGAGCAAATGCACATAGTGGGGTATGTGCGCGTAATCCTTATGGATGGGTGGATGTTTGTTTCACCGACAAAGATTTGGCATGCTTGCATGCGCGCGAGAGGCGGGCCTCGCTGCGTCGTGCGCGAGCGCTGGCATGGAGCTTGCTGCGTGACGCGCTCGAGCGTGCGTATGCATGGCGCGTGCCAGGCAGTGCGCGGTGAGTTGGCATGCCCGTTGCACATGCCCGGGGAGGGGCACCCCCAGCGAAGGCACCACCGAAGTCGATGTCGGCACCCACACCCGCAATTTTTCGCACACCCAAACCCCTGGAGCACGACGTCATGAGAGAGTCACCACTACCGCCGATCAGCCTTCGCGTCGATGGGCCGTATGTCGAGATGCGCTTCGTCGCGCGCGACATGCACCCGCGCCTTAGCTACGAGCGCGAGGAGCCGGAGAAGTACATGCCTCACCCGTATCGAGAGTACGCGGCGGCGGTCATGATCGACGACTGGAAGGACGCGGCAGACCTCGAACGTAAGCAGGCCAAGGCTGCGGCAACGCTGCTCAGGTCCGCACGGGTGACGTTCAGGCTACTGGAGGCGAATCAGTTCGACGCCAGCGAGCATCCGCCGGACCGTGGGTTGTTTGCCTGCCAGCGGGAGCCGTTCGCCGCCGCCGTCATCGTGGACCGCATTGAATGACTCCCGACGCCCCCTGCTACCTCTGCACGCAGGTCACCGAGCACCATGGGGGCTACATGCTCCCTGTCATCTGCCGCCAGTGTCGGGGTATGTTGCTTGACGAGATGGTGGAGGCTGAGGCAGGATGTGACGGAGCGTTACTTGTGGAGGGGAGTGACTGATGGGCAAGCACAGTCCCGGGCCGTGGCGGTACGACGAGGATGCGCCTAGCGACATCGTGTACGACGCCCATGACACTGCCGTGTTCGTTGGGGCCATAGGGTTCATGGCCAACCCCGCCGACGCCCGCCTCATCGCCGCCGCACCGAGGCTGCTGAAGGAGCTGAAGGCGGTGTACATGGCGACGATGGAGTACATAGACCGGGAGGGCTCCTGTCCCGAGGTCGACCTCGTCGGGATCGAGGCCCTCGTCCGCGAAATCGAGGGCGAGGACACCGAGGTATGTGGGGACTGTGGCGCCGAGTTCGTTGGGCATCATGGCCTGCATGAGACCGAGGGCGAGGAATGACCCCGACCGACGAGGAGCTGGAGGCAGTGGCGCGGGAACTGGCGCGCTGGCACGGCATCATGTTGGCAGGGGACATGGACAAGGTGGCTGAGAAGGCCTGGGACGTCATCACCCCGCTGGTGCTGGAAAGGGCGGCCAAGAGCCTAGGCGGCGCGTCGTTGGAAAACGCCTGCTGCAAAGTGTGCGGAGAGGAGGCGGCCGACGACGCCGCCAAGCGCATCCGCGCGCTGAAAGACAAGCCATGACGAAATACCTGAACAAGACCTTCACCGTCCCCGTAGGCGACTCCAAGGCCTACCGGGACAACTACGATGCGATCTTTCGGACTCAGAAGCCCCAGGAGGCCACGGGGGAGAAAAAGCCCCGTAAAACGCAAGCCAAGCGCAATAAGCGCGCCTGAGCTTGTCGTTGACTCGTTACGCTACGTAATTTTGTAAGGGGAACGGGGTTGCGCGGGCTATTTAAGCCCTCGCACAATGGGTGGGTACGTGTCGCGTCAGGCGGATTACGAGAAGCGGCGCCGAAATCGGGGGATGTGTGGGCACGGGGGGTGTCAGGAAAAGACTGGCGACGACTCGTACTACTGCGAAGCCCATGGCTCGCACCGCCTGAGGACGAAGAAGTTGCGCAAGCTGGCCGACGCTGTCGAGGGCGAGGAGTGAGCGAGGAACGTAAGCTCACCCGCGCCGAGAAGCGCGAAGTCAACCGCATCAAGCACCTTGAGCGGCAGATCATCCGCCGGGCCCGCCAGGTCGTAGAGCGCGGTGGCGTCGATGCCACGGCGATTGACGACGAGGGTAACGAGGTCGAGCGGGGCGTGACGGAGGGGTGGTCGGCGCGCAGGCGCCGGGTGGCGCTGGACATGCGCAAGAGCAAGCGCAACGCGCCCGTGTACATCGACGTGCTGACCCGCATCGTCGAGAACCACGACAAGGCGGAAGCGGCGAAGCAGCAGGCGGCGCCGATCCAGCTCAACATCGGTTCAATCAACGTCGTCAAGGCGCCGGAGTACCCGGTCATTGACGTCACGGCCACAGCGAAGGGGGAGTGAGGGGTGGAGTCGGTCATCGTTGGCCAGCACGAGTATCTGGTCTTCCGGGGAGCGTGGGATTTCGACATCCCGCTCAACTACTGCCGCCAGCGTGGGCGACGGGTCCTTGGCTTCTTCAGGCGCCGAGGGGTCCCGATCGTGAAGTGCATGGCGCCAAAGTAGCTCCTTGAAGAACACCATTCCAGCGGCGCTCTCGGACCGCGAGATCAAGTCCGAGAAAGAACTCGTCGAGTGGGCGAACCGCGAACTGCGGCCCGTCGTCCGCCAGGCGCGTGCGGTGCTGAACAACCGCTACGACGCCGTTTTCGAGCTGAGCACAGCCGGGACGGGGGCGTTTACGAACATCTGGACGTCCGATGCAATGCCAACGGGCTCGGCGTGGCTAGTCGTCGCGCACGTCATAGCGTACACGACCTCGGGCACCGCCCAGCGCGGGGCGTACATCCGCCGCGGGCTGTTCTACAACGACGCGGGGACGGTCGCGCAGCAAGGGACGACGGTCGCGGAGTACACGGAAGAGTCCGCGGCCGGCGCCGATGTGCGGCTACAGGTCTCTGGGCAGACGATTCAGCTCGACGTGCAGGACGACGGGGTCTCGACGTTCTCGTGGCGCGCGTTCGTGACGGTCTACCCGACCCGGGAGGCGTAGTGACCGCAGCCGCGCCCAAGCCGCTTTACGACCCGTCGCCGTTCCAGCAGGAGTTCCACCTCTGCCCGGCAAACGAGATCCTAATCGGCGGCTCGGCTGGCCCCGGTAAGTCGCTCTCGCTGCTGATGGACCCGATCATCACACAGCTTTACAGCGAGCACGAGCGCTGGCTGCGCAAGGAAATCTCCTCCTCCATCGGCTGGGCCATCCATTTCCGCCGCGAGTTCCCGCGCCTCGAGCAGACCATCGAGCGCTCGCACCGCCTGTTTCGCACAATCGACCCCGGCGCCAAGTACGACAGCCAGCGGCACATGTGGACGTTCTCGTGTGGCTACAAATTCCAGTTCGGCCACATGAAAAACCTCGAGGACAGGTTCAACTACCTGTCGAACGAGTACACGCACATCGCGTGGGACGAGCTTTTCGAGTTCGAGCAGGAGCAGTACGAGTACGTCAACACCCGTCTTCGTACCGCTGACCACGTCCTCCAGAGGAAACTACGCATCGTCGCGGCCACGAACCCCGCGGGCAACTGGGTGCGCGACTATTTCGTCGCTCCGGCGCGCCAGGGGCGCGTGCTGCTGACGAAGAAGATCCTCCTCGACGACGGGACGACCGAATCGCGCGCGAGAATCTTCATCCCGGCGACCCTGAAGGACAACCCGGACCCCGAATTCCGCCGCCGGTACGAGATCGAACTCCAGGACAAGCCCGCGCACATCCGCCAAGCGCTGCTCTACGGCGACTGGTACGTCGTCCCGGGCGCGTTTTTCGCCGAGGAGTGGATTCCGAACGTCCACGTCGTCAAGCCGTTCAAGATTCCGAGCGGCTGGACCCGCTTTCGGGTCATGGACTGGGGCTACAAGAGCTGGTGCGTCGTCACCTGGTGGGCGGTCGACAAGGACGGCGACATCATCTGCTACCGGGAGCGCAATTTTAAGCGCAAGGACGCCGAGGAAGTCGCCGAGGCCATTCGCTCCATCGAGATGCGCGGCGACGAGTGGTCAAAAGACGAGTGGGACCGCGACAAGGACTGCTCGCGGCTCAGCGGACCCGCGGATAACCAGATCTGGGAGCAGCGCGGGACCATCGGGCCGTCCATCGCCGAGACGATGAGCGAGATGGGCGTGTGGTGGGAGAAGTGTACGAAGGACCGGCGCGCGGCCGTGCAGCAGTTTTTGCTCCGGCTCAAGGACCGGAGCGGAGAGCGTCCGGGAATTTCGTTCTTCGACACGTGCGAGAAGACGATCACCACGATCCCGGCGCGCGAAACCGACCCGAACGACCCGGAGTTGCCCGCCGATGGCGGTGATGACCACTGGCTCGACACCGTTTTGTACGCCTGCATGTACCGGGCGCAGATTCCGAAGAGCGACGAGGCCCGTCGGCGCTACCCGCGCGACGAACTCGAGGAGCGCAGGAGCCGCAAGAACGTCCGCAGGGGCGGGCGCTACGGCTACGGCGGCTTTTGACCAAGAACTTACGCGGAGTAACAAATGGCAGACGATTACGGCCAAGATCCTGAGAAGCCAGAGGCCGAAGTAGAGAAGAACGAAGACGGCAGCGTCACCGTACGCCTCGCCCCGCCGCCCGAGGACATGCCGGAGGAGGCCTTCAACCTCGTTCCGTTCTTCGCCTCTTCCGAGAAGGGCAAGAAGTTCCTCAAGGAGCTGGCGACGAAGGTCCTCGAGGACGTGAAGACGGACTGGGACTCGTCCGAGGAGTACCGGAAGAAGCGCCGCGAGCGCTTCAAGCTCCGCACGGGCAACCTAGACCCCAAGTCCTATCCGTTCGAGGACTGCGCGAACGTCCATATTCCCGTGATGCTCGAGCGCGAGCTGCGCCTCGTCCACCGGCTCTACGCGGAGATGTTCCCTGACCGCGACTACGTGTTCACGGTCATCCCTTCGACGAAGATCAACGAGGAGCGCGCCGAGATCCTCACCCTCCACGGCAACTGGCAGATCAAAAAGGAGATCCCGGACTTCTTCCGCCAGAACCGACGCGGCCTGACCGAGTTCATCAGCAACGGGGACGTCGTTTTCTACTCCTACCGCGACATCCCCAATAACCGGAACCGCCACGAGCAGCTCAACTGTGAAGAATTCGTCATTCCGTACCACTGGAAGTCGACGCAAGTTGACCTTTCGGACATCCCACGCAAAACCCGAATCCTTAGGAAGTACAAGCACGAACTCGCCGACCTCGAGCGAGCAGGCGTTTATTCGGATATCCAAAGAATTTTCGAGAAGCTCAAAGACCCGTCGTTCAACGAGGGGCCGGAACTCACGGTAAGACCCGAGGTCGACAAAGCAGAGGGCCGCGACGCCGAGGCCGGCAAGCGCGGCGCCTGTTACGTGCTCTACGAGTACCACGGCTGGTGCAAGTTGCCTGGCCAGGACCAGGAGCGGCCGATCGTAGCCACCGTGGAGGAGAAGACCTCCACCGTCGTCGGCCTTTTCGTCCGCGAGCAGGAGGACTGGAAGGACCGGGCGCGCTTTGAGTCGGAAATGGGCGACCTTCAGGCGTATCAGCAGTCCGCACAGATGTTCCAGCAGGCCCAGGCGCAGACCATGGCCTTGCAAGAACGCCTGGCGATGGGGGACGTGCCGCCGGAGGAGCGGATGATGCTTGAGCAGACGCTCCAGCAGGAGCAGCTGGCGCCGCCGACCGCTCCGTCGTGGTTTGACCCTGCCCTGCCCCCGGAGATGCAGCAGCCGAAGCCGGTTCGCCGCGTCCCCATCGAGTATTTCAGCCACGGCGTGTGCATCGAGAACGTCGACGGCTCGATGGGCCTCGGAATCGGGCTTCTGCTCGAGGAATTCAACAAAATGGCCAACACGCTGGCGTCCCAGTACACGGACAGCGCCACGCTGGCCAACGTCGCCACGATGATCATGCCGGAAAACGTCCGGATGGAGCCCGGCGACACGCGGCTCAGCCCTGGCGAGGTCCACCGCGTGCGCGGCGTGAGCGCGGACCAGATTCAGAACGCGTTCAAGGTCGTCCAGTTCCCGCCGGCCAACCCGCAGCTCATGGAAATGGTCCGCCTAGCGCTCGAAAGCGCCGACGGCGTGTCATCGGCTCCGGATGTGCTCAGTGGCGAGCCTGGGAAGGCGAACGAGACGTACCGAGGCATCGCCACGCGCGTCGAGCAGGCGACGAAGCAGCTCACGGTGCTCGCGCAGAACTATCTGGAGATGCTTTCGAACGTCCTGAAGAACAACGCGCGCCTCAACGCCGTGTTCATGGAGGACAGCGAGATCAAGGTCGTCGTGGACCCGCAGACGCTCGAGTCGAAGGAGCTTGAGCTGACGCGGTCGATGTACGACGAGGATTTCGAGATCGTATTCACCGCCGACACGCGTTTCGCGTCGAAGGCGCAGCGAATCTCCGAGGCGGACGAGGTGCTGGGCATGACGACGGCGCTCCCGCCCGAGATGGGCTCGCTGATCTTCACGCCAGCGTTCGTCACGGCGGCCGTTGCGAAGGCGCTCAAGGCGCGCGGCCAGCACGACATGGTCAAGTACCTGCCGAAGCCGCCGCCCGACGCCATGTGGCCGATGCTCGCCCCTCCCCCGCCGCCTCCGGGCATGGCGGGCCCGGGCGGCGAGCCGCCACCGCCAGAATCCGTAGGACCGGACGGCGAACCGGTCCAGGGGCCACCGGCCCCTCCAATGCCGCAGTAACGAAGGGGGAGTAAGGGGAGAATGGCACTGTCACCGTTCGAGGAAATTGATCCAGAGATCCGTCAGGAGTGGCTTGACCACCACGTAACGCGCGCGTACCTGCACTCGCTCAAGCAGACGGCCGACCGCATCGCGGACGGCGTGCTGCTGACGTCGCAGGGCGAGAACATCAACGTCGGCCGCCTACAGGTTGCCGGCGGCGAGTTGCGTGCGCTGGGCTTCGCGCTCGAGCTGGCGAGGAAGCCGCGATGACGCTGCTTGAGAAACGCCTCAAGGAGTACAACATCCCGGCCTGGCCGTATCAGCCGGTGTTCGACCGCATCGTCGTGTACCGGATTCCCGAGGACAAGGCGAAGAGCGACAAGTTCTCGGAGGACGGCATCCTGGTCAAGCCAGAGGTCGTCAAGGACCGCGAGGAGAAGTCCTCCCCGCGCGGCCTCGTTGTCGCCGCCGGCCTGACGGCGATGGACCAGCTCAAGGGCCACGGCATCGGCCTCGGGGACCTGGTCTGGCTCACGAAGTGGACGTTCTACAGCCACGAGACGGCGCGCACCACCATGGGCGGCGTCGAGTTCCTGTTCATGCGGGCAGGCGACGTCGTGGGGTCCGAGGACCTGCTCAAGAGCATGCAGGCGAAGAAGGTCACGGTCGTTCTCGACAAGGACGGCCAGCACAAGTACCGGGTTGACGACGACGTGATTCCGCGCTTCGACCCGCCGAATTTTATCGACACGTAAGGGAGTGATTAGGGTTCATGGCAAAGAAGCAGGAAGAGGAAGTCAAGGATTCGCAGGTCGAGGACACGACGGACGCGACGGAGGACGAAGACGAGTCCCCGTCAGTATCCGCCGATGATGAGGGCGGCGTAACCGTACGCCTGCCCGAGAAGACCCGCAAAGAGCGCCGCCGCGACCGCAGCAAGGAGCGGTACGAGGAACTGGCGTCCGAGGTCAAGCGCTACAAGGACGAGATCGAACGCGTCCGCCGCGAAGCCGAGGAAGCCCGTCAGCTCGCCTACCGCGCAGCCACTGAGCGGCCGCATGCCGCCCCGGCGCGCCAGGAGGAGGACCCGTACAAGCGGGAGCTGGAGCAGATCCGGCGCGAGCAGGAGAGTATCCAGACCGCGTTCCGCCTCGGCTCCGTCTCCGACCAGAGCGAGGTCGAGCGGATGCGGAAGCGCTTCTACGAACTGGACGACCGCCGAGAGGAACTGCGCATCGAGG